CCTCGAATCATATCTCCGAGGGATCCGAAGTTCAACATTCGATTGGGGCGTTACTTGAAACCGCTCGAACATAAATTATTTGGTTCAATCAATAAGATGTTCGGGCATACCACGGTAATGAAGGGGTTTAATGCTACAGATTCTGCCAGGATATTACACGAAAAGTGGCAGAAATATAGGAACCCTGTTGCCATTGGTCTGGACGCTTCCCGGTTTGACCAACATGTTTCACAGGATGCTCTGATTTGGGAGCACGGTATCTACTCAAAGTGTTATAGAGAGAAGAAACACAAGGTTAGGCTTGGAAAATTACTCAGGATGCAGCTGGTTAACAGATGCGTTGGGTATGTTCCAGATGGAGAGGTTAGGTATACCGTAGAGGGTACCCGTATGAGTGGGGATATGAACACGTCTTTGGGCAATTGCTTGCTGATGTGTTCGATGATCCGCGCGTACGCACTCCACCGAAAGGTCGAGTGTTCACTCGCCAACAATGGTGACGATTGCGTGGTGTTCTTGGAGAGGGAGGATCTTTCACGTTTTATGAAAGGGCTCTCCAAGTGGTTTCTTGAAATGGGGTTTAACATGGCTATTGAAGAGCCAGTGTTCGTTTTCGAACATCTGGAATTTTGCCAGACTAAACCCGTCTTTGATGGTAGTGGATGGATTATGTGCCGCAACCCACACACCGCTATCACCAAAGATTCCGTCATGTTGACACAGTTTGATGGCCCTGGCCTATTCCGAGGTTGGTTAGACTCGGTAGGTACTGGCGGGCTCGCTTTGACGGGCGGGCTTCCAGTTTTTCAGGACCTCTATAGCCTGTATGTGCGGTCTGGTAAGAGACGTCCTATACCCACGGATCTGTTGCCATGGAGTTTTAGGACCTGGAAGGAAGGCGTCAATCGCGAGTATGGGGATGTTCACCCCGCTTGTCGAGCTTCCTTCTATGAGGCATTTGGTATCACGCCTGATGAACAGGTGTGCCTGGAGAATTACTATCAGAGAGTGTCTATCGTGGAATCTCCAGGAACTTATGCCTCGCGTGTCGTTTTTCGGTGACTGCAACCCCAGGGTTTTAATGGTGAGTCACGCCACCAGGGTCCCAGTGTTGGGGTTCGATGCTTAAATGGCCAAATTCAATTTGATGAGCTAATATAAATGCCAAGAGACTGCAAAGCCATCAATTTAAATTGTGCATCGGATGAACAGTCCAGCTTATGAGTGCTGGATCCCATACAAACTCATAAATGCGAGGTGGACGTACTTTGGATAGCTTTTTCCCAAGCAACTACAACGAACTCCACGGTTTAGATTTGGATTTTGCCCAAGCCGAGGTCACATTAGCCGTCGGTCTGCACAACGCCTTTGTTTTCGAGGAGGAAGCATCTTTGGCCACCGAGATACTTGGTGATTTGACCAAACTTTCAGTTGGCGAGGAAGTTTTCGCTGCCGTAACCGCACCTGAAATTGCATTGCCTCTTCTCATCGGCGCCGGCGCATACGCTCTATACGAATGGCTAAAACCAAAGCAGGAAAATCCAGCCGGGTCAATCAAGCCAAACCCAGTGTACAAGCCTCCCGTGCCAATTCTAGTCGGGCATCCGGTACAACCGGCTCCGCTAAGGCTGGAGGCTCCAGGCGTCGCGTTCAATCACAGCGTTCCATGGCAGGAAACGGCACCGGCGTGGGCACTTCGCTCACGTCGGCGCCAGCGGTGGTAGGTGCGGTGAGCATGGGCTCTGCACCTACTATTACCCACACTGCCACGGGCTGTCGCGTGTCTGGTACGGATTTTGTCACCACCTGCTCCCCCCTGAGTTCGGTTTTCACTACCTGGGCCACTGTCGCTGGCTTTGCGGTAGCACCTTACTCTATGGGAAGCAACACTTTGGCTGACATGTCTCGTATGTACAAGGAATTTTGCGTGCGAAGATTTGCTGTAGCGTATGTGCCCTCCGTGGGCACTGCCACTAATGGTCAGGTTGCGATTTATCGCAAGCCTGATAGAGCATCGCCGCATCTTGACCCTGGGAGTGCGAACTTTTTCCCGTG